ATCTCAAATGAGGTCTTTATTGACAGTGCAACTCTTAGAGAAAACGTTGTTGCACTTGCTAGAAACATTGGATATGTACCAAGATCAAAAAAAGCAGCAACTGTATCGATAAATTTCACTGTAGAACCAGGAATTACCCCTCCACCAACAACTATAACCTTAAAAAAAGGCCCAGTTGCCTCTACAAACCAATTTGGAGGTCAATCTTTCACTTTTGGTGTTACAAAAGACGTTACAAAACCCGTAATTGATGGAGTTGCGTCATTTTTAGATGTAAATATCAAAGAAGGCACTGTAATTGACCAAAAATTCCCATATTCTACAAATAATATCAATCAAAGGTTCATTTTATCCAATTCTGGCATCGATTTAGACACTTTAGAGGTTTATGTAAGACCATCTGCGACTTCTTCACTACTTTCAAGTTATACAAGGCAAGATAGTCTGTTTGATGCGGTCACAGGAAGTGCAATTACGGGTGATTCACTCATTTATTACATTCAAGAGATTGAAGATGAGCAATATGAGATCATTTTTGGTGATGGAATCTTCGGAAAAGCACTTTCAGACGGAAATGTGGTCGAAGTTTCATATATTAAGTCAAATGGATCGGAAGCTAACGGTGTTAGTAACCTAAGTTTTAGTGGAAAATGCACATATACTAGAAATGCAGTCGAAAACACTGTAACTAGTGGTATTTCGCTCGTAACTGCCAATACACCCTCTAGTGGTGGTGATGAAATTGAGAGTGTTGACTCCGTTAAGAAGTATGCACCACAGATTTATGGTACTCAAAACCGTGCTTTGACCTCAAATGACTACGAAATCCTAATTCCTAACAAAATTTACCCAGAAACTGAGTCAATTTCGGTTTATGGTGGTGAAGAATTGGTTCCTCCACAGTATGGAAAGGTTTTTATAAGCATAAAACCACGAACTGGTGACTT